CAGCTTACTGGGCTAACAGAGAAAAATGGTAGCCTTAGTAGCTCCAGCAGCTTCATCTTCTAGTGTGTTGTTAAACAGTTATGTTAATACACAGACTAAACAGGAAGTTACTAATGACAACGGTAATAAGACAGCCACTATAGATACTGTTATCTTTAGAACTGTCTATTACCAGTATGCTAATGGGACTATAAGTACTCACAATGTTAGCAATAGTTCAAGGACTATTAACTTGTTAGTGTAAAGCCTGTAGTTCTCTTTCAAGTTTGTCATGAAGGCCATCTAGTTTAACTTCTACTTCATCTAATACTTTCCGTACAAGAATAGCATCTTCTTCTTCAAAGAATGTAGATACTTTATCTGTAGGAAACTTACGGTACTCCGTCATAAGAGTACCTCTAGAATCTAAGAATACTTTAAAACTTATAATATTCCCCTCACTCATGCGAAGCTCACCTTACCAACATCACCACGCATACCAGCCTTCATGTATGTAGTAGCTCTGCCTTCAAAGAAGTTCTGATGCTCTACACCTAGAACATCATCTAACCAATCTAAGGGGTTATCTTTTACATTGTAGTTAGGCTTTAGTCCTAGTTGAAGTAAACGTCTGTCAGCAATGTATCTAATATACTCTTGCATCTCAGCTTTAGTAAGACCTTCAATGTTACCTTGCTCAAACACTAAGTCTAAGAACCTATCTTCTAAGTCAACCATTTCTCTACAGGCTTGGTAGATCTCAGCCTTAAAGGAGTCATCCCAGATCTCTATGTTTTCTTGTATGAATTCTCTAAACAACTTAGTCATTGCCTCTACATGCAGAGACTCATCACGGATACTATAGGTAACTATCTGTCCCATGCCTTTCATCTTTCCAAACCTTGGGAAGTTTAAAAGAATAATAAAGCTAGAGAACAATTGTAGACCTTCAGTAAATCCAGAGTACACAGCAAGTGCTTTAGCTATGCTTCTCTTATCGCCCTTAGAAACCTTTATAGAGTCGATGTACTCATGCTTGTCTGCCATAGCCTAGTATTCTGCAAACGCCTTATACTCTACCTCAGGCATTCCTACGGTGTCTAAGAGTAGGCTGTAGGCATGTTGATGTATAGACTCCATGTTATTGAAGGCACCCATCATCATTCTAGCTTCAGGCTTCTTAAAGATCTTCATGTAACGATCAACATAACCAGAGCTAACATCCACATCTGACTGTGTAAACAATCTAAAGATCTGTGTAAGTAAGTTCTTCTCTTGGTCACTCATGGTCTGCCAATCTTTTACATCATTATGTAGTGGTACATCTTCAGGGAACCAATGCATCTGATTCTGTTGTGAGTAATAGTCAAACATCCAAGGGTGATCAAATGGTTTGTAATAATCTCTTGTTGCCAATAGGCTCACGCTACATCTCCTTCTTTAATAAATATACCTTCACTGTTCATATGACCCTTACGATCCTTGATGTCATTATAGGCTACGTTCAAGCAGTCTTCTAATGTAGTGTCAAACATTATTGCTATCGTATTTAACACTACCAAGCAATCACCTATGTCATCAGTAACGTCACGTTGTTTAGCTATGTTGTCTCCTAGCTCACCTATCTCAGAGACAAGTTTAGCAAACTGTGCAAGTGGTGTGCTGTTGTTTACAATACCTCTGGACATGCTCCAAAGATTTACTGCATTAATTAAATCATCATTCATATTCTAACCCTTCTACGTTTGCATTTAATATTGCTATTTTAAATAACTCTATAATATATAAAAGCTCTTTGTTGTCTAGAGCACTAGATGCCCTAGCTGATAAGTTATCATCTTCATCCCAACCCAACACTAATAGATCTTGATACTGGTCTTTACAAAGATCTAGTATCTCATTAGCAGTAGCTTGAGGGGGATTAATCTGAATTACATTACCCATTAAAATGTGTCTCCAGCACTACTAGTTTGTCCTCATTCTCAGCTATCTGTTGTACAAGCTTATCCATAGTTTCTAAGAACGTGTGTTCTCCTACGGCTGATGGGTATTCTAAATAACTTGTAAGCTCTGAAGCTGCCCAAGTTATCTGTGCTTTGTAATGGTCTTTTAAAGCTCTTAACTTATGATCTTCCATTGTAACCTTCCTCTAATAAATCTGTGTACTTCTTTACATACTCTCTGTATGACAAAGAAGCCAAGTTTCTTTTTTCCTGATTGTCCATGTAGCTAGACCACATCTGATAGCAGTAGGTTTCGTAGTCTACCTCTTTATCCTGCTGTCTATAGTACTCTATATACTCGTCCCAACCAACATGTTTATTTGTTTCTTGTATATAGAACTTAGCTCTATACATTGGATGATCATCCCTCACAGCTAAGGCACTCCCCTTCTTCAAGATTGATTCTTGGTATTTTAATGTTGACATTCTCTGTACTTCTAGCCGCTGTAGAGCGGAGGTAATACATAGATTTGAGTTTGTTAGCTCCTGCCCAATGTACGCTGTTAACATATTCCAAATACTCATCATGTATCTCCTGCTCTGCTGTTGCTGGCGGTGGATTAAAGAACAAGTTAACTGACTGTGCTTGGCATACATACTTCTGACGCTGGTAAGCATGTTCAATAACCCACATTTGATTAAGCTCTGGGGCTGTCTTAAAGACCTCCTTCTCTTCTTGGGTAAGATCCTCAAGGTCTGCAACAGAGCCTTCAGCAGCCGCAATATCCTTCCACGTTTTCTCCGTATTGATCTTCTTTTTCGCAAGTAACTTCTCCAAGTATTTGTTCTTAACCTTGTAAGAGCCTGTCAACGTCTTGTGCGTAAATACATTAGCCCTCGTAGGCTCAATAGAAGGGCTTGTTCCACCACATATAATACTGCTACTAGCGTTAGGGGCAATAGCAAGCAGGTTAGAATTCCTCCTAGCACTGCCAGCCATATCAGGTGCTGTACCACGACTTTCACCCAAGCTAATACTAGTTTCTTCAGCCCTCTCTTTGATGTGCTTAAATGCTCTATTGTTGAAGCTTGTGGCGTACATTCCTTCAAAAGGGATTCCATTACGTTGTAAGTAACTATGAAAGCCCATCGCTCCAAGGCCAAGCGCACGTTCTCTATATGCACTATAAGCGGCTTTCTTAAAACCTTCTTTACCTTCTTGTACAGTGAAGTCTTCATAAGTAGATCCATATGGTTTTCTATTGTCAGCGTACCTATTGATACGACCACAAGCATTTTCAATAAAATGTTCTATTATATTATCAAGCATTGTTATTAGATCTGCAATAAAGTATTCATCATCCTTCCATTCATCAAAGTATTCTAGGTTAACACTAGACAAACAACATACTGCTGTACGCTCTTCACTGGTAGGTAATGTAATTTCTGAACATAAGTTACTTTGACGTATTGTTAAACCTAAATCTTTTTGAAGCTGCGGTAAAGCTTCATTACACCTGTCCATGTTTACCATGTACGGTTCACCTGTCTCTGCCCTAGTGTGTAGTAGCTGCCACCACAAGTCTCTGGCTGATAAAGTTTTAACAGCGTGTCCTGATTTAGGATCTATTAACCTCCAACTTTCGTCATTCTTTACACGTTTTAAGAATGCGTCAGTAATGTTAACACCGTTGTGTAGATTAAGACATTTACGATTAAGATCTCCACCAGTTGTCTTTCGCATAGCGATAAATTCTTCAATCTCTGGATGGCTGATGTCCATGTACGCAGCATAACTTCCTCTCCTAGTAACACCCTGATTGAATGCTAACATCTGACTGTCCACAACGTGCATGAAAGGGATAGAGCCAGTAGACTGACTACCGTTAGCAGTAGACACGCCGTTACTTCTAACATCACCCCAATATCCACCCAAGCCTCCACCTCCACTCGCAAGCCATATGTTCTCATCGTAATGATCAGAAAGACCACGCCTTGAATCAGGAACATAATTAAGAAAGCAGCTAATAGGTAAGCCACGTTTGGTTCCCCCGTTGCTAAGTATAGGAGTGCTAAACCCGAACCAGCCCTTGCTGCTGTAGTCGTAAAGTCGTTGTGCATGAGAGAACTCAGTATATCCTTGATACGTTGCACCATAGACTGCCGCTCTTGCAAATGCTTCTTGGGCATGAGTTTCATCCTCTGTTAAATACCTATCCTTTAAAGTCTCTAAAGAAAAGTTATTAAGATCTTTTTCTCTAGAGTAATCAATCTCTATCCCCAAGTAATCCTGTTTCCCAATCTTTGATGTCGTTAGTGTCATCTCTTTCCCTTAGTTGTTCTTGCCTGTACCCTTTGGTACGTGCTTTGTTTTGTTTCTTATCTTTTGCTTTGTTTCTTTTATGAAACCTTTCAGACCTTTCAGTTTTTCTATCCCAACTGTCTGTCATTATCTTCACCTTTAAGTAAGTCTAACAGTCTTCGCTCGTACCACTCAGCCTTGCGTAAATCTGTAACAGCACTACCTTTATTTCTACAGCGCCAGCGATACTTGAATGAGTTACCTCTAAGGTATCCTATGATCTCTTCTCTACTAAGCATGGACTCCATAGCATCAATACATTCTATGTCTCCTTGATTCTTGTAGTGTGCCGGGCTGTTGACTGTATCATCAGAAGTTTTAAACTTATATCTGTCTGTCATTCTTTTCTCTGGGTCTGCTGTGGGATATAGCGGGTGTTGGTCTGGGCCATTACGATCCCATTTGTTTAGCCTATCCCATTCTTGTGGTGTTGCGTCATCAATACTCATTGCATCTTAACCTTTAGTTTATCGTTACGTTTTTGATAGTCAACAGAATCTCTAGCTTTAGCATCAATCCAACTATCTGGAATGCTGTCTTCACTAAACCATCTAAAATTATTAGCCCATGCCCACTCACCATGTGATCTTTTAGTCCCATCTTTTCTACGTTTAGCCCCCGGCATAGGAGCATCAGGATTTGCAAAAAGAAATACTAACTCAGTATCTTCAGGAAGTTTTTTGCGTACCCAGATATATTTATTATACTCTTGAAAGTCCCAGAACCTACCTTTAGATTCAAGTAATATTTTTTTACCCTTGATCTTGCGTACAAAATCAGGTTCATACTTATGCTCTATTACATAAGGAACCCTATCAACATGATGCTCCCAATCTTTTAAAATTGATTCATGAAGAACACACTCCCATATTGAATCATATTTATTTCCATCAGCTTTAATTAACTTCTTGGGGCGGGGGATTCTTTTTTTCCTTGCTCCTGATTTAACTTGTGCCATGAATATATGGCCGGTAAGTTGTATTGAAAGTAGTATAGTTAATACTAGTAAGATCTACGCCATTGCGTACCATCTTTTTAAGCATGGACACCACCCATCGTCGGGTGTATATACTCAAGTATATTGTTTTATTTTTATAAATATAATCTTGTTG